GTTAAAACTGGTTGTCAGGGCGTCGTCTCTTGCGACGACGTCCCGTCCAATCTTTTGGACCCCTTAAGGGGTCTTGGGCACATCTTCCTTAAGGGAGATATGTCCACATGTTGGCGTGCACTGTTATCAGTGTACGCCACGCAGCCTGGGGTTAGACTTAAGTTTAATCTCAGGTGTAAGGAACATCGGGGTCAATTGACCCGGATTCTTTCCTTTTATGCGAGGATTCTCCGCAGGATCAATGATGATCCTGCAAAAGAATGCTCTCGCATTAAGAAGCGCGCCCACATATGTAGGAGCGCTTCAATGGTGGCCGGACGAGTCCAGGTTCCTCTTGCCTTTTGGCAATTGGTTCCTTATGGACTAGTCCGCCCTTCTCGATATGGGGTCGCTCAAGCGTCCTTTATCGCTCGAGCCTTGCCAGCCCCAAAAGGGCCTGGTTCGGCTGTTAAAGAGCAGCATGCGAGACTCGGAAACGGGTCTCACCCTATAGGGTTGGAGGATTACTCCAGCTTGCTGTCCTTTACTGACTCGGTTGTGGGCAAACTTGACCCAGAACCGACTATTAGTACTACCTCCTCCTCGGCGTCTTATGACGTACCTAGGAGTAAGGGTGGCAAATCTGCCACCCTTCGGGAGTACTATCGTAGCATGCAGGGCATGGCACCAATCGGTCGTAAGACCGGGTTGGTGACCGGATGCACTGCTGCTAATACTCGGGTGGCGAAGGCTCTTTTAAAAGAGCCCCACACCACCCAATCTCGATCCGTTACCGTGCTTGAGCGCGGTTATAAGGTTCGAGTTGTCTCTTGCTCTGACCCCATAAGGGTGTCTAAGTCGGAGATGTACCGCGTCCCTTTCGAAAGAAAGTTACGTGGTTTACGGCCTTGCCGCCTCACTTTAAGAGGCGGTGAGCCGATGGGGCTTCCGTTCCGCAATAGGCGGAAGAAGAAGCTTTTTCTGTATTCTGCGGATCTATCCGCGGCTACAGATAATCTGAGTCGATGGTGTATGGACGCCGTCGCCTCAGCAGTCGGTTTCGACTTCACCCTTGTGGGTGGAGGCGAAATCGATGGAGAACCACTGAGAAGGGGTACCCTTATGGGTATACCCCTCTCTTGGGTGGTTCTCTCGCTGGTCCATGTTTGGGCCTGCTGGCGAGTTGGTATCCCTTTGGATACTTTCTTCGTCAAGGGTGATGATCTCGTGGGTCTTTGGACCCGTGAAGAGATCAACGCCTATGAGGGCAATATCTGTCGTTTGACAGGTATGGTCCTTAACCGCGACAAGTCTTTTGAGTCGTCGCTGTATGCTGTCTTTTGTGAACGTATGTTCAGGAGAACAGCTAAGGGG